GAAGTTATGGCGGGGGTGAACTTTAAATGAGTCCATTCGATTATGTAAACGCAATTAATTATAGTAAGAAAGATATTATGGTTGATGACATATCAGAGAAAGAATACAATCCTTTTATAATCAATAAGGCATTATCATTCTTTTCTGATACAATACTCTTTGCGAATGAAATGAACAAATATCATCACCTCGATAGCCGTCTTCAATTCGATTTTTTTATAAATATAATTAAGAAGAAACAAAGGTTCTCCAAATGGTTAAAACCGAGTGAGGTGGAGAATCTAGAACTCATTAAGAATTATTATGGTTATAGCAACGAAAAAGCTAAATCCGTTTTAACAGTACTTAGTAATGAACAAATTGATGAGTTAAAAACAAGGATGAACAAAGGTGGAAGAACAAAATCAAATTAACAACTGGACTTCAGCTGATATGCTTGAAGTCACACTTAACGAACCCGATGACTTTCTTAAGATAAGAGAAACATTAACTCGTATTGGAGTTGCATCGCGTAAAGACAACAAACTATACCAATCTTGTCATATATTACATAAACAAGGTAGGTATTTTATAGTACATTTTAAAGAATTATTTTTATTAGATGGAAAGCCATCCAATCTAATAGAGAACGATTTACAGCGTAGGAATACAATTGCTACTCTGTTAGCTGACTGGGGTTTAGTCTCTATAGTTAAACCTGAATCAGCAAAGGACTTAGCTCCATTGAGACAAATAAAGGTCATTCCTTTTAAAGAGAAATCTCAATGGGAATTATGTCCAAAATATAATATAGGAAATTCTCAAACTGAGAGTTAAACCTGTATAAATAAAATAGGAATGCCGAATGGTTCGGGTTCCACAACCTTGCTAAATAATAGGAGGAAATTAAAATGGTAAGAAATACTTTGAACGTACCTCGTTCATTATTCGTTGGCTTTGATACTTTATTTGAAGACTTAGAAAGAATTCATACAAGTGCTAGAGCTGGAACAGATAACTACCCACCACATAACATTGTGAAAATCGATGAAGAGAAATTCTTAATCGAAATGGCTGTGGCAGGTTTCTCAATGGATGATATTGATATCGAACTGAAAGACGGTATCCTTAAAATCAAAGGAGCTGTTGAGAATGATGATAGAGAATATGCTTATAAGGGAATCTCATCTCGCAAATTCGAGAAAAGCTTCCGACTCTCTGAATTTGTCGTTATAGATGGTGCTGATCTTGTGGACGGAATACTCGTGGTGTATGCCAGGGTTGAACTCCCAGAAGAAAAGCGTCCTAGGAAGATCGAAATAGGGTCTGCTGGGGCATCAAAGAAAAAGCAATATTTGAAAGGCTAATATCAGCGAAAACCCAGTAGATAAGTAATAAACTTTTTACTGGAGAAACAGAATGAAATACATCATTTCGAAATATGATGATATTGCAGAGGCCCTAGGTATGATGATTATTGGCGGTGTTATTATAGGTTTAGCACCACTCACAATCTACTTAGCCTGGGTAAGCTTCTAAAAATGAAATCATGCGGGGGTAAGAAATTACCCCCAATCTTATGAATGAAAATAATGGTTTACATTATCACTAAACTATGGTATAATAGATTATATGTCAAAATTCTACACTAATGTCTCACGTTACGGTAATATGATATTACTTCGTGGATATGATCATAACAAAAGAATTACAGAAAAGATTAAATACGGACCAAAGCTTTACGTAAGTACGAACCGTCCAACAAAGTGGAAATCTCTAGAAGGTGTCCCTGTTGCGGAAGTTCCATTTGAAACTATGCGTGAAGCAAATGAATGGGTCCAAAGAAACAAACAAGTTGCCGGGCTCCATATTTTTGGTAACACTCGATATATCTCAACTTTCATCAATGACCACTATCCTGGTCAACTCGAATTCGATAGGAACAAAATAAATGTGACTACTATTGATATCGAGGTTGCGTCGGATGATGGCTTCCCCGAGCCAGACAAAGCTGAGCATAAAGTGATATCAATCACTATGAAAAACAATATCGATAACACATATCATATATGGGGCCTTGGTGATTATGACATTGAAAAGTCATATATGAAAACTCATCGTGTTGTGTATAACAAATATGCAACCGAAGCCGATTTACTTATTAACTTTATTACTCACTGGTCACAACCATCGAATGTGCCTGATGTAATAACAGGTTGGAATACAAGGTTCTTTGATGTACCTTATCTTGTCAATCGTATACACAAACTTCTTGGTGAAGCGTATGTTAAAAGGTTGTCACCTTGGGGAATGATTGAACGTAGAGATATTACAACTATGGGTAGAACTCAAACAGCATATGAATTGAAAGGTATTTCAAATCTGGATTACCTTGACTTATTCAAAAAGTTTGGTTACTCTTATGGTCCACAAGAATCATATAAACTTGATCATATCGCCCATGTTGTCCTAGGAGAAAAGAAACTATCATACGAAGAATATGGTAACCTTCATACGTTATACAAACACAATCATCAAAAGTTTATTGACTATAACATTAAGGATGTAGAGTTAGTTGATCGTATTGAAGATAAGATGGGACTCATTACTTTATGTATGACTATGGCATATAAAGGTGGTGTAAACTATAATGACACATTTGGCACTACCGCAATATGGGACACAATCATTTATCGTAAGCTACATGAAAATAATATTGTAATACCATTCATTGAAGATAAGGTTAAAACATTCTATCCTGGTGGTTACGTTAAAGAACCACAAGTTGGCATACATGAAAACCTCGTAAGTTTTGACTTAAATTCTCTATATCCTTCAATCATTATGCAATACAATATGTCACCAGAAACAATTGCTGATGGTGAAATAACAAATGTGGATATTGAACAAATACTTACAAAATCACAAAGACCAAACAATAAAGGTAAAGCATTGGCTGCCAATGGTCAATACTTTAATACTCAAAAAGTTGGTATCATTCCAATGATTATTGACGAGATGTATCAAGAACGTGTTGGCATTAAAGCTGATATGATACAAGCACAAAAGAAATTACAAAAGGTGGACAAAAATGATAAACAAGAACTTTACGCGATTGAAAGAGAAATATCTATCGCTGAAAATAGACAAGTGGCAATTAAAATTCTTCTTAATAGTCTTTATGGTGCTATGGGCAATAAATATTTTAGATTCTTCGATCAGAGAATCGCAGAAGCAATTACCCTTACAGGACAGCTCACCATCCGATGGGCCGAGTATGCACTTAACGCCTTCCTTAATAGAACAATGCAGACTACATCATTTAAAGACTATGTCGTTGCAATTGACACAGACTCGTTGTATGTTAGCTTAGATGATATTGTAAATAAATTTAATCCAAAGAATCCTATTGACTTTCTCGATAAGATTGCTTCCGATACACTTGAACCAGTACTTGATAAATCTTATGCAGATCTATATGATATGCTAGGAGGTGTATCAAATCGTATGGTAATGAAACGTGAGGTTATCGCTGATCGTGGTATATGGACAGCTAAGAAAAGATATATCCTTAACGTTCAAGATAATGAAGGTGTTCGCTATAAAGAACCTAAGCTGAAGGTTATGGGCATTGAAGCAATTAAGTCTTCTACACCTGAGCCATGTCGTGATGCTCTTAAAGAATTATTCAAAGTTATAATGACAAGTAGTGAAGCTGAAGTTCAACAATCAATTGAACAATTTAAGAATTACTTTAAGACATTACCATCTGATGAAATTGCATTCCCACGCGGTGTATCAAAAGTAAAAGAATATAAAGACAATAATACTATATACAAAAAAGGTACGCCTATACACGTACGTGGTTCTTTACTCTACAACAAACAACTACACGATTTGGCACTCACAAAGAAGTATGCTCAAATCCAAAACGGTGACAAAATTAAGTTCTTATACTTAAGAACACCAAACCCAATCAAAGAAAATGTCATTGCATTTCCAGACTATTTACCAGAAGAATTTAATCTTCGCAAATATATTGATTTTGAATTGCAATTCCAAAAGACATTCTTAGATCCGATTGACCCTATCCTCGATGCGGTAGGTTGGAACTCAAAAGAAGTTGCATCATTGGAGGATTTCTTTGGGTAATAAAAAAGTCAAATTAACTATTTACAAAACACACAAAGTGTGGTATAATATATACAACTATGGAGAAAAAAATGAAATTAGTTAGATTGTCCTCAGGTGAGGAAGTTATTGGCAAAGTCATTGAAAGAAATGATGAAGTCGAAATTAAAGATGGTTATACTTTAATCCCTGCAGGAGAAGGTAAAATCGGATTCATGCCATTTATGGCCTACACAAAAGCAAAAGATGGAATTACCATACCTAAACAATTTGTTGTGTTTATCACTGATCCAGTCGATGAATTAGTTGATCAAATCAGACAAATGGATTCAGGAATTGTAGTACCAGATAACAAGGTAATTGGATAATGAGTAAAGACTGGGTAAAAGATATAAATGAAATGCAAACAAAATACAAGACTCGTGAGTGGGTATGGGATAATAGAAACAATCCTGAAAAACTTGCTGAGTTCTTAAGATTTCGTATTGGATTTTTACAAGAAGAATTGGATGAAACACAAGCAGCATTCCAAAGAAAAGATGCTGAAGAAATAGTTGATGGTTTAATTGACTTATGTGTTGTAGCCATTGGTACTCTTGATGCTTATGGCGTCGATCCTTATAAAGCATGGAATGAAGTACTGAAAGCAAATATGCAAAAAGAAATTGGTATCAAAGAATCAAGACCTAATCCTCTTGGCGTACCAGATTTAGTAAAACCAGATACATGGGAGGCACCATCACACAAAGGTAATCATGGTAAGTTTAACGATATTTGATTCGATATACGATAATAAAACAAATAAAAGAATGGACTATAACTCATTTGATGAGTTTGAAGCTATTCTATATAAGTTATCTGAATCAACTAAATATCCTACTAAGAAAGATGCACCTCTCATAAGTCCTGCAGTTTATATACCTGAAACAACAAGAGGTAATGATAATGTGACAGGTTGGGGTGGCTTTGGTATTCTTGACATTGATGATTATGAAGGTGAGATGAAAGATATCGAAAAGAAGTATTCTAAATATCGATATGTATGTTACTCCACAGCATCATCTACAATTGAAAAGCCAAAGTTTAGATTAGTGTTTCCACTTACAACATTCGTTGATAAA